TTATATCCGAGTCTTAAGTGCATATAACATTTCGAGCGCTTTTCGAGGCGTCAAGTCGTCCAAGTCAAGTTTAGCCAACTCATCCAGCACAGGGTGGGGCAGGCTGGCAAACATATCGCTCTGGTGTGGCGCGCTGGCTTTGCTGCTGGTTTTCTTCGGACTGGCCACCACGGTTTCGTGAGGCAGGGCCGTGGTTTCCAGGCGGCTGAGGTGCTCGCGGGCACGCGTGATCACATCGTTCGGCACGCCGGCCAGCTGGGCCACGGCCAAGCCGTAACTCTGGCTGGCCGGCCCTGGCAGCACGTGGTGCAGGAACACGATACGCTCGTTGTGCTCGGTGGCATTCAGATGCACGTTGGCGACCAGCGGCTCGCTTTCCGGCAATACGGTGAGCTCGAAGTAGTGCGTGGCAAACAGCGTGTAGGCGCGCAAATGCGCCAGGCGCTCGGCCGCAGCCCAGGCCAGGGACAGGCCGTCGAAGGTACTGGTGCCGCGGCCCACTTCGTCCATCAGCACCAGGCTGCGTTCGGTGGCGTTGTGCAGGATGTTGGCGGTCTCGCTCATTTCCACCATAAAGGTCGAACGGCCACCGGCCAGGTCATCGCTGGAACCGATCCGGGTGAAAATACGGTCCACCAGGGACAGCTCGCAACTGGCCGCCGGCACAAAACTGCCGATATGCGCCAGCAGCACGATCAATGCGGTCTGGCGCATATAAGTGGATTTACCGCCCATGTTCGGACCGGTAATCACCAGCATGCGGGTGTCGTCGTCCAACGACAGGTCGTTGGCGACGAACGGCGTGGTCAACACCTGTTCTACAACCGGGTGGCGACCTTGCACAATGCGCATGCACGGCTCGCTGACAAAGCGCGGGCAGTTCAGGTCAAGGTTCAGCGCACGTTCGGCCAGGTTGCTCAGCACATCCAGTTCGGCCAGCGCGGCGGCGGTGTCCTGCAGCGGCGCCAGTTGGCTGATCAGGTCTTCAAGCAGGTTTTCATAGAGCATCTTTTCCCGGGCCAGGGCGCGGCTCTTGGCCGACAGTGCCTTGTCTTCGAACTCTTTCAGTTCCGGGGTGATAAAGCGCTCGGCACCTTTGAGGGTCTGGCGGCGTTGATAGTCGATTGGCGCGGACTCTGCCTGCTTGCTCGGCAACTCAATGAAGTAGCCATGCACGCGGTTATAGCCGACCTTCAAGTTGGCCAGGCCGGTGCGGGCTTTTTCGCGGGCTTCCAGATCGATCAGGAACTGCCCGGCGTTTTCGCTCAGGGACTGCAGCTCATCCAGTTCACTGTCGTAACCGGTCTTGAGAACGCCGCCGTCACGGATGATTGCCGGTGGGTTGTCGATGATGGCTTTTTCCAGCAGCGCCGCCAGTTCCGGGTAGGTGCCAGCGGTAACCGCAAGCTGTTGCAGGTGCGGGGTATCCAGCTCGGTCATCGCCCCTTGCAGTTGTGGCAAGGCCCCGAGGGCATCACGCAGGCGCGCCAGGTCACGAGGCCGCGCGTTACGCAGGCCGATCCGCGCGAGGATGCGTTCGATATCGCCGATTTCCTTCAGCTGTGGCTGCAGTTTTTCAAAACGATAGCCGTCCAGCAGGCAGGTAATAGAAGACTGGCGCGCTTGCAGCACCGCCAGGTCCCGCAGCGGACGGTTCAGCCAGCGAGTCAACAAGCGACTGCCCATGGCGGTCTGGCAACGGTCGACCACCGATTGCAAGGTGTTATCGCGACCACCGGCCAGGTTGGTATCCAGCTCCAGGTTGCGACGGCTGGCGCCATCGAGCACCACGGTATCGTCCAGCCGCTCATGGCGCAGGCTGCGCAAGTGCGGCAGTGCGGTGCGCTGGGTTTCCTTGGCATAGCCCAGCAGGCAACCGGCGGCGCCGATGGCCAGGGTCAGGGTTTCGCAACCGAAACCTTTGAGGTCCTGCACCGAGAACTGCTGGCACAGACTTTTCAGCGCCGAGTCACGCTCGAAATCCCACGGTGCACGGCGCTTGGCCCCACGGCGTTTTTCTGCCGGCAGATCCTTCGGCCAATCATCCGGGATCAACAACTCCACCGGATTGATGCGCTCCAGCTCCGCCAGCAGGTTCTCCCAGCCCTTGATCTCCAGCACCGTGAAGTTGCCACTGGTGATATCCAGCACCGACAGCCCGAACAGACGCTCATCGCCCAACACCGCCGCGATCAGGTTATCGCGACGCTCATCCAGTAACGCCTCATCACTCACCGTCCCCGGCGTAATAATGCGCACCACCTGACGTTCCACCGGCCCCTTGCTCGTGGCCGGGTCGCCGATCTGCTCACAGATCACCACCGACTCGCCCAGCTTCACCAGCTTGACCAGGTAACCTTCCAGCGAATGGTAAGGAATCCCACACATCGGAATCGACTGCCCCGCCGACTGCCCACGCGCGGTCAGGGTGATATCCAGCAACTTGGCGGCCTTCTTCGCGTCTTCGTAGAAGATCTCGTAGAAATCGCCCATGCGATAGAACATCAACTGATCAGGGTGCTGGTTTTTGAGGCGCCAGTACTGCTGCATCATCGGGGTGTGGGAGGACAGATCGGACGTGTTTTTACTCATTGGGTCGTAGGCAAATTCGTTGAAAGTGATGGGGCAAAGGGGGCGCTTGGCCCAGCATTTTTTGCGATGGCGGCAAGGTTAACACGCGAGGTCGGCGGTTCGCAGGTCGCAAACAGATAGGTAAAACGCAAAAGCGATGCCGCCCTGATACTGATCACTCAAGTAGGCGCATCGCAACTGTGGCGAGGGAGCGGCCGAGTAAATGCATACAATATGCAAATTAGCATTTGCCAACCCCCAAAACTCCCGTCACTATCCGCATTATGCAAAAACGCAACGTTTCTATCGTCTTAAGAGAACTGCTGGACCGCGACCGGATCTCCCCCACGGAGCTTCACCGGCGTACCGGCGTGCCTCAATCCACGCTGTCCCGGATCCTCAGCGGCAAGATCGTCGATCCGTCGGACAAGCACATCTCACGCATCGCCGAATACTTCCGCGTCAGCACCGACCACTTGCGCGGGCGCGCGGCGGTGGGGGCTTTGCGCGATGACGGGCGCGACCCGATGCATTCGGAACTCAAGGATATAAGCCTGTGGGACGACGACACCCCCGTGAATGACGACGAGGTGTCGATCCCCTTTCTGCGTGAGGTTGAATTGGCTGCTGGATCAGGAAGATTCGTCATCGAGGAAAGCGAGAAGGCCAGCCTGCGGTTCGGCAAGCGCAGCCTGCGGCATAACGGTGTGCAGTTCGACCAGGCCAAGTGCGTGACGGTGCGCGGCAACAGTATGTTGCCGGTGCTGCGCGATGGCGCAACGGTCGGGGTGAATGCGGGCAAGAGTGGCATTGGTGACATCGTCGATGGTGACCTGTATGCCATCAATCACAATGGCCAGCTGCGCGTGAAACAGCTCTATCGCCTACCTTCCGGGATTCGCCTGCGCAGTTTCAATCGCGATGAGCACCCGGATGAGGACTACAGCTTCCAGGACATCCAGGATGAGCAGATCAGCATCCTCGGCCATGTGTTCTGGTGGGGCATGTACGCTCGTTAACCTTCTTCTGTAAGACAAGGCCCGCCAAAAAGCGGGCTTTTTTTCGCCTGTGAAAAACCACTCAACCTGCTGCCCACAAGGCCGCAAATGCATCCATGCATTACTATGTTAAAAATAAATGCATTTGTGCATTGACTGTATATGCATACATGCATATTCTTCATCTCAAGCCAGCCAAGCGAGGCCTGGTGAAGGCGGCAAGGATGCTGCCAGTCAACACAAGGAAGGCACGCAACATCGGCAAGGACGCCATCAGAGCGATGGCAGGGATGCCAGGCAACACCGGCAAGGATGCCGACGCTCTTTAGTTTTACCGCTTCAAGAACAGGCAGCGATGAACCGGCCTAATAACGGTTCAGAGGGTTGGCAACTGACCCGGGTGTGCAGCGTAAAGCACTAGAAGCAGTTATCCGGCAGACAGGGATCGTGGTCGGAAAAACATTGAGGAAAGGTCCGTACCGCGCCAGTAGCGTCGAAAGACCGAGGACATCATTACTGAAAAGCCCGGGCAACCGGGCTTTTTGGAATGCCGACCTATAAATGGATTTACCCAAGAACCGGCCCTTTGCCGGTAGTGCTCAGCCAGGAGGCGTGACATGACAAACGAGCAGCAAGCGTTAGCGGAAATGCCTATCTGGCTGGTGATCGTACTGGCCCTGATCGGTGGGGTGTCTGGCGAAATGTGGCGCGCCGACAAGGAGGGCGCCCGTGGCTGGTCCCTGGTACGGCGCCTGGCACTTCGGTCCGGGGCATGCATGGTCTGCGGAGTCTCGGCATTGATGCTGTGCTACGCCGCGGGCATGTCGATCTGGACCGCCGGCGCCATTGGTTGCCTGACAGCCATGGCCGGCGCGGACGTGGCCGTCGGCCTTTATGAACGCTGGGCGGCCAAGCGCATCGGGGTCAACGAGGCCCCGACCTCTCGCCCGGATCAGCAGTAACCGCTGCAAGGATGCAAGCAGATGACACTAATCGAAAAACCGTCACAACTGCCCATGGCCATTGGAGATGCGCTGAAGAGCGCGTTCCCACAGCTGCGGGTAGGTAATCACCAGGACTTTTCCGACACGGGCGATAAAACCGGCATTTTGATCAGCGTGGAGCGCAACGGCCCCGGCGTTCGCTCCCTCGCCGGGCGCAAGGCGCACGCCTTGTCGGTTTCACTCAAGGCCATGGTCGCGAGCGGCTCGGCACCCTTCGATGCCTGCGACCTGGCCAGCCAACTGATGGACCTGGCCCTGGACAATCGCTGGGGCCTGCCCCCTGAACAGTGCGACCTGCCCACCGCGATTGTCGCGGCACCTTCCGCGCTCACCGGTTCGGAAACGGACTACGACACCTGGACTGTTTCCTTCACCCAGAACCTCTACTTCGGCCCAGTGCTGCTCGAAGATCCCACAGGCAAACCGCTGTTTGCCTGCACTTGGGAAGTCACGAATATCGACGATCCGGATCAATACCGCCCATTGCAGGAGTAGTCCATGTTCGATGCATTGCTACGCATGCAACTGGGGCCGATTGTCGAACGCCTGGCGGAAATGGAAGCCCAGTTGGAGGACCTGTATCGACGCGCCGAAAGCTTTTGCCGGATTGGCGTGTGCCAGGAGGTCGACGCCGCCAGCAATACCTGCAAAGTCAGCCACGGGGACTTGCTCAGCCCGGCGATCAAGTTTTTCAACCCGAGCGCTGGGGCGCAGACCGAAACCCGCATCCCTTCAGTGGGCGAACAGTGCCTGCTGCTTAATTATGGCGGCGGGGAAGGCGGCGCGCAGTCCGTGGCGTTGTTCGGCCTCAACAGTAGTCTTTTTCCGCCCGTGTCCGGCGTTGCGTCGCTGACGCGGCGTCGCCATCAGGACGGCACTCAAAGCGACTACGACGACGCTCGCCATATCTTCAACTGGGTTAACGGCCCAACCACGTTCAGCGGCTCCCGCGAGCAGGTCGACGTCAACGTCGGTGCCGCCAGCCTGTCCATGAACGCCCAGAGCATCACCCTGCAACTCGGCGCCACCGGCTTGGTGCTGGATGCTGCGGGCGTGCATTTAAGCGGCCTGGTGGTGGATCACCAGGGTCGCGTGATCAGTCGCGCATAAGGATTTGCCATGATCGGAATCGATAGGAACACCGGGGCAGCCGTCGATGACTGGCTGCAATTCGTGCAGCGCGCCACCCGAGCGCTGACCACTCCTGCAGGCACCCGCCAGAAGCGCCCGCTGTACGGCTCGTTGATCCCGCAACTGCTCGGCCAGAACCTTGGCGATGACCTGCTGATCCTCGCTCAGAGCCACGCCGCCCAAGCGTTCTATAACGCCCAGAACGGTATCGCCGACTTTCAACCCCAGGTCATCGTCGCCACTCGCCAGGGTGCCGGCTTGTTGCTGCGCTTCGCCGGCACCTGGAAAAACCGCCAACAATCCTTCGAGGTCGTGACATGAGCATGTTGATCCCTGGCCAGAACCAACTGGCGGAACCGGCCATCATCGCGGTGGACGAGTTCGAACCGTTGTTGGCCGAGTTCAAGGCCTTCGTCGTCGACTACGTCGCCACCCGAGCGCCGCAAAACGCGGCCAAACTCAAGGTCAGCCTCGACAATGAAAGCGAGCTGCTGACCCTGGCCCTGGAAGCGTTTTGCGTGCGCTTGCAAACCCACGAGCGCAAGTACAACGCCCGCATCAAACAGATGCTGGCGTGGTGGGCCACCGGCAGCAACCTGGATGCACGCCTGGCCGACATGGGGCTGGAGCGCCAGGTGCTCGATCCCGGTGACCCGGCTGCCTTCCCACCGGTGCCGCCGACGCTGGAAAGCGACGACGATGCTCGCCTGCGTTACTACCTGGCCCCTCATGCCCCGGCGGCAGGCTCGCGCATGCAATACCGTCGCGAGGTGTTCACCCTCGGCGAGCGACCGTCGGTCAAGGTGCAAAGCGCCACACCGGGCGTGGTCACCGTCAGCTACACCTTTGAGCCGGACGGCTACGCCGCCCAGGTCAAGGACGGCAACGGCCGGCGCACCGCCCCCGGCGAGGTGATGGTCACTGTGCTTTCAAGGGACGGCGATGGCACGGCGTCTGCTGATTTGCTTGACGGCGTACGGCGACATTTCGCACGGCCCGATGTAAGACCCGAGACTGACCTGGTCACCGTCCAAGGCGCGCAGATTCAACGCTACAAGATTCGCGTACTGGCCAAGATCAACGCCGGCCCGGATTCGGGGTTGACCCAAATCGCTGCGCAACAGCTGCTGCAAACCTACGCCGACTCCTGCCATCGCCTGGAAGGCCGAGTCGACCCCAGCTGGATCGACTACGCCATCCACAGCGCTGGCGCCGTGCAGCTGCAGATCCTCGAACCGCTGGAGCCGATCATCAGCACGGCGTTCCAGGCTCCGTACTGCACGGGCGTCGAGGTGGAGGTGCGCACGCTATGAGTGAACCTAAAGCGAGCCTGTTGCCGGCCAACAGTTCACCGCTGGAGAAAGGGTTGGACCTGGGTTTCGGCCAGTTGCTGGAGCGGGTAACACCACCGTTCCCACAGTTGATGGACCCAAATCGCACACCGGCAGCGTTCTTGCCCTACCTGGCAGCGGACCGCGCGGTGAACGAATGGAGCACCACGGCGCCCGAGGCCGAGAAACGCCTGACGGTCAAACTCGCCTGGCCCACCGCCCGCCAGGCTGGCACCCGCCAAGCCCTGGAAAACGCCGCCAAGGGCCTGCAACTCAGCCCCGAAGTGCGCGCCTGGTACGAGCAACAACCCCCCGGCGTGCCCTACAGCTTTGCCGTACGGGCCTGGACCGAATTGCCCTACAGCGAAACCATCGATGCCCGACTCGACCGCCGCCTGGCCGACGCCAAAAGCGAGCGCGACATTCTGTCGATCTCCGTGGGCCTGAGCGCCTCCGGTCGCCACAGCATCGGCGCCGCCACGCTGTGCGGCGAACTCACCACGATCTATCCCAACGTGCTGGCAGGCGTCGAGGCCTCAGGGCGCGCCTTTATGGCAGCCGGCCTCTACACCGTCGAAACCACCACCCTTTATCCACAGGAGCACTAAATGGCTGACTATTACACCCTGCTCACCGACGCGGGGATTGCCTACGAAACCGCCTGCAAGGCTGCCGGCGTACCAATCAAACTGGCGCAAATCTCCGTCGGCGACGGCAACGGCGCCGTCTACAACCCCGATGCCAGCGCAAAAGCGCTGAAACGCGAAGTCTGGCGCGGGCCGTTGAACGCCTTGTTTCAAGATGAGAAAAACGCCAACTGGTTGATGGCCGAAGTCACCATCCCTTCGGATGTGGGCGGCTGGTATGTGCGCGAAGCCGGGCTGTGGACGGACACCGGGATCCTGTATGCCATCGTCAAGTATCCGGAGTCGTATAAGCCGGTGTTGGCGACGTCGGGGTCGGGGAAAGAGTTTTATATTCGCTCGATCTTCGAGACGAGTAATGCGGCGATCGTGACGTTGTTGATTGATGACACGGTGGTGAAGGCGACTCGGGCTTGGGTGATGGATTATCTGAAGCAGGGGACGTACTCGAAGGCTGAGATTGAGGCAATGGTAGCCAAGGCGTCGGCATTGCCTGTGGGAACGATGGTTGCGTTTCCCGTTAATAAAGTGGCGCCAGGTTTTTTAGAGTTAGATGGAAGCATAAGAAGTGCTGCGACTTTTCCCGAGTTGGCGGTGTTTCTGGGCGGTCTTTTTAACAAGGGGGATGAAGGCGCTGGAAACTTTCGATTACCAGAATCACGTGGGGAGTTTTTGCGTGGGTGGGATCATGGGCGTGGAGTCGATGCTGGCCGTGTACTTGGCAGCTATCAGCTCGACCAGTTTCAAGGACACACGTTTTCTGGCGCGGGCTCTAGCGGTGGAAGTACGCCGGCATTTGATACGTGGGGCGCTGTTGGTACCCCAGTGGCGCAGAAGTATCCACCTGTTACTGATGGCATCAACGGTACCCCACGGGTTGGCAGTGAAACGCGCGCTCGCAACATGGCCGTAATGTGGTGCATCAAAGCCTGGAACGCACCGATCAACCAAGGAAATATCGACATCGCTGCGCTTGCTTCGGACTTGGCCGTTGCCATGCCCCGCCACTACCTTGGCGGTTTCCTTCTGTCTCTCAACTCCGCGGCACCGAACACAACCATCGATGTTTCTCCTGGAAGCGCGAGGGCTGCTGGTAACGCGGTGGTTCTATCCACAACTTTATCTGGAGTTTTGCAAGGTAGTGGTGTGTGGTCGGTTGGCAATGGTGGGAATAAGTTGGATATCTCAGTGAGAAACCCCAACACTTGGTATCACGTTTTTGTCATTCGACAGATTGTGGGTGGGGCAGCTGATCTGCTTTTTTCTGCCAGCCTGACGAGCCCGGTGGTACCTACCGGTTTTGAGTTGATTCGTCGCATCGGATCCTTCAAAACAGATGCTGAGGGCCCAATTGTTCCTTTTGTCATGGACCTGTTCAGTGCCGGGCGCCGGGCCTTTCGCTTTGTTAACCCCATACGGGACGCGATTGATGCAGATGTAACCACCACGGCACGTGCGATTGCATTGACTGTACCGCCAGGTATAACCGTTGAGGCAAGCGTGAGTACATGGATCTACACAAACAATATTCTCGCTTACTTCAGCCCTCTGGATACTGCAGACCTTGCATTTGGTGCCAACAGTTCCGCTGGCTACTTGACCGGTTACGTCTCCGGATACGGCTCTATCACTGACGCTTCTATTGACTCAATGGGCTTCAAGTTAGAGGTTCGGACTGATGTGAACGGTCAGATTCGTGGCCGCGCTAACATCGCTGGGAAATTTTCAATGCTGACGCTTGGCTGGTCTGAGTGAATTAGGAGGCAGCATGCCGTACGTTCAAAGAAATGATGCTGGGGAAATTACTGGAAAGTTTGCGAATTCCCAGTATGGGTACGCCGAGGAGTGGGTTGAAGAAGAAAGCCCGGAGCTGACGCTTGTCAGCCCTGCACAGTCAGCAGCTTTCGAGCGTTTCTTGCGTGACCAGCAATTGAAGGTGTTGGTTTGGCTTCGTGATCGTCACCGCGATCAGCTGGAAATAGGTGTTGACCCCACGCTATCTCACGACCAATTCAAAGCGCTATTGGTTTACATGCAAGTTCTTCGCGACTGGCCCCAGTCGCCCGAATTCCCGAACAGCGAGCACCGCCCCGTCGCACCTGCGTGGGTCGCCGATCAAATCGACTAACGCGCCGCATTGACGGGCGTTTTTTCCCCGCCGATCTTACCCCAAACCGCCTCCCGCGGTTTTTTTTCGCCTGGAGATTCTCTCTTATGCCCACCCGCCAAACCTACACCGTCCTCATCCCATTCCCCACCGGCGCCGGCCATTGGTCCACCGTCGGCCAGGAACTGGACCTACTGGATGTCGAAGCATCCGCCCTGCGCACCGCTGGCCGCCTGGAACTCACCAGCGTCCTCAACACCACCCCGGCCAAAAAGGCCACCACCAAGAAGGCTGACTAACATGGCTGAGGTTTTGAACTTCGAGCACAACGGCATCACCGTGAATGCCACCGAATCCCCCGAGGCCATGGGTGGCCTTGGCGATAATGTGATTGGTCTGGTCGGCACTGCGCCGAACGCCCATGCGTCGATCCCGAAAAACGCGCCGTTCCGTATCAACAGCTTCACCACCCAGGCGCTGCTGGACCCGACTGGCGCAGAGACGGGTACGCTGTTCCACGCCGTCTACCAAATCCTCAAAGTGGTCAAGGTGCCGGTCTACGTGGTGATCGTGGAGGAGGGCGCCACTCCGGCGGACACCCTCAACAACGTGATCGGCGGCGACGAGCCGGTCACCGGTCGCAAACTGGGCCTGGCTGCGCTGGCCAGCGTGCCGGAAGACCTGACCATTATTGGTGCCCCAGGCTTCACCGGTACCAAGGCCGTGGCCGGCGAGTTCGCCTCGTTCGGCAAACGCATCAAGGCCCGCGTGGTGTTGGATGGCAAGGACGCAAGCGTCGCCGACCAAGTGACCTACAGTGGCGAGCTGGGCGGTGCCGACTTGGGTTTCGACCGGTGCCTGCTGGTGCACAACATGCCGTCGGTGTACTCCAAGGCGGCGAAGAAAAACGTGTTTCTCGCGCCGTCATCCCTGGCCATCGCGGCGCTGGCCAAGGTCAAGCAATGGGAAAGCCCAGGTAATCAGGTGACGTTCGCCGAGGACGTTTCCCGCGTGGTCGAGTACAACATCCTCGACACCTCCACCGAAGGCGACCTGCTCAACCGCTACGGCGTGAGCTACTACGCCCGCACCATCCTCGGTGGCTTCTCGCTGCTAGGTAACCGTTCCATCACCGGCAAGTTCATCAGCTACGTCGGCCTGGAAGATGCCATCAGCCGCAAGCTGGTCCAGGCCGGCCAGAAAGCCATGGCCAAGAACCTCACCAAGTCCTTCATGGACCAGGAGGTCAAGCGCATCAACGACTGGCTGCAAACCCTGGTCGCCGACGAAACCATTCCCGGCGGCAGCGTGTACCTGCACCCGGAACTGAACAGTGTCGAGAAGTACAAGAACGGCACCTGGTACATCGTCATCGACTACGGCCGCTACGCGCCGAACGAACACATGATTTATCAACTCAATGCCCGCGATGAAATCATCGAGCAGTTCCTGGAGGACGTTCTCTAATGTTTACCAACCGAGTCAGACAGGCCATTGCGGCCACCCTTCAAGGCCTGCCGTTGTCCGCGACCGTGGAGGAGTTCACCCCGCCGAAGATCGAGTTCGAAATGGAGCCCATGTCCGGCGGTCGCTTCATTGCCGAGGAAATGGCCAAGAGCGGCAAGGCGCTCGGCGCCATACTGGTGCTGCAGGGCGCGGGCCCGGAAATCATGCTGGCCCTGGGTGTGCGCCTGGGTGATGACATCCTGCTCAACGTGCGGGAAGCCGGCCAGGACCAGGACGGCAAGACGTATTTCACCTATCACACAGTCGGCGGCAAGCTGAAATCCCTGTCCGAAGCCAAGCTGAAGATGGGCGACAAGGCCCTCACCACGCTTGAGTTGTCCTGCCGCACCTACACTCGCCTGGAAAACGGCATTCCAGTGATCGACATCGACGTACGCACCCAGAAGTTCGTCCTCAACGGCGTCGACATCCTCGGCGACGCCCGCCGCGCCGTGCTGATGCCTTAAGCCCAAACACGATTCCTGTAGGCGCTGGCGTGCCAGCGATCGCGTCACCTCGGTACACCCGACAAACCAAGTCGCCTGCATCGCCGGCAAGCCGGCTCCTACAACGACCGTGTTCACTGCAACGATTTTATCAAGGAATAGCCCCATGGCCTGGATGCCACCGCTGCATGCCCTGCTGTCCCCGATTACCGCCGACACCGGCGCGACGATCCAGCAGGTTCAACTCAAGCCGCTGTACTACGCCGCGCAAAAAGAAGCGCTGGCCCGGGCCGGTGATGACGAGGACGATCAGTTCTTCGAACTGGCGAAACTCGCCACCGGCCTGTCGGAAAAAGAACTCGACCAACTCAAGCGCCCGGACTACGTGACCATCGCCCAATACGTGCACGAGATGTCGACACGTCCCGCGTCGTTTTTCCTCGGTGAACCGGCGGCGTCGTCCCACGAAGAGCCCGTCCAATTGCTGCTGCCCCTCGACGCAGCGGGCCGTACCTTCAGCGAGTTGTTCCTGGAAATGCCCGCCCTGCGCGCCACCAAGGTGATGAAAAAACTCACCACCAACAAAGAGCGCGCCGAGTTCATCACCGCTCACTGCACAGGCCTGATGATCCCCGATCTCGCCGGCCTGACCGTGCCCGACTGGACCGGATTGCAGGAGCGCATTGACGATTTTTTAAATCAACCGGCGGCCTTCTTTCGCAACGCGACATCGAAGTGATCCTCGATGTGGTGCCGCTGGTTTACTCGGTAAATGAAGCGGAGATCCTCGAATGGGATGCCGCAAAAGCATTGCGCCGCTACGACATCGCGATGACTCGCCTTGGCGTTAAACAGGAGTAGAGCGGGATGCAAGACACTAAGTATGGGATCAAGCTCGCTCAGGAAGACTTCCGCTGGATGATCGGCGAGGCGGATCTTGGCAATGTGCTGGCACCGTTTTCCACAAGCGCTGCGGCACCTTTAAGCCTGGAAGCTGCATCGCAGCCGCCGTTTGAACTGCGCTCTGCGTTGGTTACCCTCAGTGTGGACATCAATGCCTTGACCCAGGAGCAAGTGCGACTGCGCGAGACGCTGGAGACGCTCAACAGCACGTTGTTCATCAATGGCGATTCGCTGGTGCCTAAAGCGGCCGATGTCGCCACGAGCGCATTGAAAGATGAGCCCGAGAAGCCCGCTGATGGTGCTCTGGAGAGCGCGGCCAAGGCGGTTGTAGGCGAGTTGTGGGACGCGTTGAAAAGCAAAGTTGCTGAAAAAGCGATTGATTGGGCCTGGGACCCGATCAGTAAGAAAGTCAAAGGTCGCAAAAAACTGGGTGGGCGTGGTTCAGGCCTGCTGAACCTATTCGGACAAAACCGCCAGGCCTTGGGTGCTTCGCCACCAGGCATTCAACCGGGTGCAACCACGCAAAGCTTTCAGTCCTTTGCCGGGGCAAGCGTTGCAGCGCCAACGTTATCGCGGCCAAACCTACCTTCGGGTGCCCTGAACGATGCCTTTGCCACGCTCGGATCCACCGGCATTCGGCGGCTGGCGCCATTGAGAACCGCCGAAGCTACCCTGGACGTGATTCAGGGTGTACGCAACGGCGACGCCAAAGCCATCGGCACCGGCTTGAGTACCGCCGGCGGTGCCTGGGCGGGCGCCTCTGCCGGCGCGGCGATCGGCACTTTGGTCTTCCCCGGCGCCGGCACCGTCGTCGGCGGGGCACTCGGTGGTTTATTGGGCAGTGAGGCAGGCGCCTGGCTGGGTGACAAATTGTTCGGTTCGAGTGATCGCCTGCCGCCACCGAACGCGGTCAGCACAGCGCTCAACAGTGCTCGTGCCGACAACATTCAAGTTTCGATTGCCCCGAGTATCCAGATTACCGGGGTCAACCCGGCCGACGCCCAGCAGGTGGTCAACCAAGTAATCCAGGCCCTGCAATTCCAATGCGTGCCGATGTTCACCGACTCGCTGGGGATCCGGCGCAACGCGGCATTGACCGATCATGGAGGTGATTGATGCGACAGCAAATGGTACTGGGCGACTTTATCTTTGGCCTTTCCCGAGGGTTTGCCTATTCCACGTTGGCCCGTAACAGCGACGGCGGCTGGAGCGACCTGGCGATTGTCGCCAGCAAGCCACAGTCGCGGCAAAGCGGGCAGAAGCTGGAAAAACTCACGTTCACCGGCGCCGCCATGTACGGCGTAGGCATGCAGCGACTGGATGAACTGCGTGCGCTGCAAAACAAGCGGGTGCCTTTGCCGCTGGTGGATGGGATCGGCCGCAACTGGGGCCTGTGGCGCATCAATTCGGTGCTGGAAAACCAGAACAATGTGATCGATGACGGTACCGCCATGGTCATGAGCTGGACCCTTGAACTGGAGGAATTCGTCAATGCGTAGAGTGCGAAGTATTGCTGGTGATTCGGTCAACCTGCTGCTCTACCGCGAGTTGGGGCGTTGCGATGACGTGGCGGAAGAAACCTTGTGGCGCTTGAACCCTGACCTTGCCGAGTACGCCCCGGTGCTACCGGCAGGCGTGTGGGTAATCGTGCCGGAGATGCAAGCACGGCCGGCAGTGTTGCGGCCTGTTCTGGCGTGGGATTGAGGAGGTTTTATGGCACAGGGATTTACGCCGATCGTGGAGTTTTACGGCGCCAATGCGGCGTTGCTCAATCAACGGATCATGGGCTGGAGTCACACCGACGCGGCGGGTATCGAGTCTGACCGGCTGGAGCTGACGCTCAATATCGAAGACCTTGAAGGTCTGCCGAGCTTGAGCGGCAAGATCGGCATGCGCGTCGGTTACTCAGAGTCGGGGCTGGTAGAGAAGGGCGAGTTCATGATTACCCAACGCACCCCCGTACTGTTTCCCATGCGCCTGATGATCGTCGCGACGGCCGCGCCTTTCAGCGTGGGCGACCCGCGTGGTTACCGTCAGCGGCGCTCCGCCAGTTACGGGCCTACGACCCTGGGGGCACTGTTTCGGCAACTGGTCGGCCGCCATGGTTTTTCGCCGCGTGTGGCGCCGTCGCTGGAGGGAATTGCGATTGCTCATATCGACCAGTCCAATGAAAGCGACATGGCGTTTATCACGCGACTGGCCAGGCGCTACAACGCGGTTACAAAGCCGTTCAACGAGCTGTATGTGCTGGCCGAAGCGGGGCAAGTCAAATCGTTGTCCCTTAAACAATTGCCGGAGGTGAAGTTGTCCGTGACCCAGGATAACCGTCCCGGTGATCAAGCCTTCATAACCGCCACGCTCAACGATAAGACCCGCTCCAAATACATGGGCAGCCGTGTTACCTGGTGGGATGTTGCCGATGGCAAACAGCACGTGGTTGAGGTCGGGGTCGCGCCGTTCAAGATCCTGCGCCAGCGTTGCCAGAACGAAGAGGAAGCGCGTGCCGTCGCTGAAGGTGAGCTGCGCCGCGTGGGGCGAGAGGGGCTGGAGATGGTGATCGATTGCCCTGGTAACCCGTTGGTGGCTGCCGAAGGACTGCTGCGCCTGGACGAAACCTGGCCGGCGTATATGCAAGGCCAGTGGTCGATAACCAAGGTGATCAATGTGGGGGACCCGGTAAAGGGCTATCGCAGTACGATCACGGCCGGTGGCTTGTCTACATAGGGACCTTTCAAGGTGAACGTGGTGGTGATAACTCAGCCTCAACTGATCCAAATCATGCCTGGAGCCCGCCGTGTAGCGGGCATTTTTTTAGCGGCTTTCAATGCCGCCTTTATCCGGTACCAGATCAACAGCGTGCAGCGCGCTGCCGCCTTCCTCGCCCAGATCGGCCACGAGTCCGGCGAACTGCACTACGTGCGCGAGCTGGGCAGCGCCGCGTATTTGAGCAAGTACGATACCGGTGCGTTGGCTGTGCGCCTGGGCAACACGCCCGAAGCGGATGGTGACGGCCAACAGTACCGTGGCAGGGGGCTGATCCAGATCACCGGGCGTCGCAACTATCTGGCCTGTAGCCTGGCACTGTTCGGCGACGATCGTCTGTTGCGGGAACCGACATTGTTGGAGCAGCCGCAATGGGCTGTCGCATCGGCCGCCTGGTTCTGGCAGAGCAACGGCCTGAACGAGCTGGCGGATCACGACCAGTTCACCACGATCACGCGGCGTATCAACGGCGGGCTCAATGGGCTGGAGGACCGTTTGCGCCTGTGGGCGCGTGCCAAGGCGGTGTTATGCGTGTCTTAGGCGTGTGCCGCCTGATCGGCGTATGCCTGCTGGTGGCTGTTGTCTGGCAGGTGCAGGCGTGGCGATACGGGGGGCAGCTTGAACGCTTGTCGGCAACACAGGCGCAGGCAGCCTTGCATCAACACCAGGCTGAACAAGCCAAACGACTGTTCCTGGAGCAACAGCTCAACGCCAGTGACCAACAACATGCACGGGAGTTGATCGATGCCCACCATAACCAGGCTGCTCTGCGCGACCGCCTGGCCACTGCTGATGTGCGGTTGTCAGTCCTTCTCGACGCGTCCAGTGACTGCCCAATGCCAGCCTCCGCCGCCACCGGCGGCGTGGTTCATGCAACCTCGCGAGCCCGACTTGACCCGGCGCATGCTCAGCGAATTATCGGCATCACCGACGACGGCGATAACGCCCTGATTGCCTTGCGCGCTTGCCAGGCCTATGTGCGCGCTGTTGCCCGTTAATCTCTTGTTCCAGTCTGTCGCTTGCATGCGCGATTTGCTCCTGTAGGGTAGGCAAATCCCCGCCCACTTCTGGAGACAATC